CCGGCCGGAGATCGGCGGCGAGCGGATCATCACGATGGGCGTCGATCAGGGCAAGTGGAGCTACGTCGAGGTCTGCGAGTGGTTCTTCGATCGCTACTCGCAGGACTTGAACGTAGCGGCCACGGCCAAGGTCTTGTGGGAAGGCAAGTTCTACGAAGACGAGTGGGACCAGCGGCTCGACGAGCTAATGCGGGAGTGGCAAGTGCTGGCCTGCGTGATCGACGCCGACCCATGGCCGATGGAGGCACGACGGTTTGCCAAACGGTTCCCCGGCTACGTGTGGCTTTGCCGGTATCGGCGGGGCGTGACAGCCAAGGAAATCTCGATCACCGACGACGGCGATGGGGCACCACTTGCCACGGTCGATCGGACCAACTGGCTCAGTGCGTCGCTTGGGCGGTTCCGGCAACCACGACGGATCATCCTGCCCCGCGACGTGTCGCGTGAGTACATGGAGCATCTGAAGGCACCGGTTCGCACCTACGAGCGAGAGAAGAAAGACACGAAGAAGGACCAGCAAACCAAGAGCGGCAGCAACGTGGTGGCCACGTTCGTTTCGACCGGTCCGGACCATTTTGCCCACGCCCGAACCTACGCTGAAATCGCCCTGCCGCTTGTCGCGGCACGAGAGACCAACCAGGACATCAAGTCGTTCCTGTAACGAGTTCACGATGAGTCGCAAACGACCCTCGCACAACATTATCGACAGTCGGCACCCGAACTACCTGTCCTGCATGGCGGACTGGGCCAAGTGGCGGGTGACGCACAAGGGTGGGGACGAGTTTCGCGACCAGTACCTCGAACATTTCAGTGCCCGCGAGGAACGCAGCGACTTCAACAGCCGCAGGGCGGTCACGCCGATCCCGGCGTTCGCCAAAGCGGCCGTGAACGACATCCGCAATTCCATCTATCAGCGGATGAGCGACGTTATCCGCACCGGCGGGAGCCCTGCCTACATGCAGGCCGTGGCCGGACTGGAAGGCGGCGTCGATCGCCGGTGCGCTACGATGACTTCCTTCCTGGGCATGAAAGTGCTAACCGACCTGCTGGTGATGGGCCGCGTAGGCGTGTACGTGGACCATCCGGTCGTCGAAGGGATCGGTACGCTGGCCGACGCCACCGGACGACGGCCGTACTTGTACAGTTACCAGGTCGAAGACATCTTGTCGTGGGCCTGCTCGAAGCCGGAAGAGCCGTCCGAATTTCAGTCGCTTCTGCTACGGGATTCCTGCCTCGACTGTGACGAGCGAACGGGCCTGCCCACACGAACCTTCCAGCGGTATCGGCTATTGTGGGTCGACCCTGCGACCGGCAAAGTCAACCTGCAGCTCTACGACACGGACGGCAATCCGATCGACCGCGACGGGAACACGGCCGGCCCCGTCCAACTTGAACTGGACCGCATCCCGTTCGTCATGCTCGACATTGGCGACAGCCTCATAAAGGACGTGTGCCAACACCAGATCGCGCTATTGAACCTCGGCTCTAGCGACGTCAACTACACGCTGAAGGCCAACTTTCCGTTCTATGTCGAACAACGCGACTTGCGAGCGGTTGGCGGCCACCTGAAAGTCGCGGCCAGCGCCGATGGCACGGCGACGCAGGGCGGTCAGGGCGCGACCGACACGGACATCAAGGTCGGATCGACGCAAGGCCGGGCCTACGACATCAAGGCCAACGCGCCCGCCTTCATCGCGCCGCCTTCGGAGCCGCTCGAAGCCAGCCTCAAGCTCCAGGCCAAGTTGGAGGAGGACGTTCGCAAGCTCGTCAACCTGGCCGTGGTCAACCTGGCGACCCGCGCGTCGGCCGAGTCGAAGCAGATGGACAACCAGGGGCTTGAAGCGGGCCTCTCTTACATCGGCCTGGTCCTGGAAAGCGCCGAGCGGCGGATCGCCGAGTTCTGGGCTGCCTACGAAGAGCGGCGACAGACCCGCAGACAGGTCGCCACGGTCAAGTACCCCGACCGTTACAGTCTCAAGTCGGACGAGGAGCGGATCGACGAGGCCGACAAGCTGGCGAAGCTCATGCACACGGTTCCTGGCCGAACGGTCAAACGCGAGATCGCCAAGAACATCGTCACGGTACTCCTGGCTGGGAAGGTGAGTGTCGAGCGCATCGAACGCATTCATCGCGAGATCGACGCCTCGCATTACACCACCAGCGATCCCAAGATAATCATCGACGCAAGAAACGCCGGGCTGGTCGGCGAGAAGACGGCGTCGGTCGCGCTGGGCTTCGACGATGACGAGCACCAGGCCGCCCGTGAAGACCATACCGCTCGCATTCTTCGCATTGCCGCAGCACAGAGCAGCAATGATGACAACAGCGATCCGGCCGCGCGGGGCGTGAAAGACCTTTCGGCCGACCCGGCCGGGGCCGGCAGTGAGGAGAAAGCCGAAACTCGCGACAACACATTCTGCGATACGACGACAGACCGCACTCGTGGTGTGGGGAAGGAGCCGGTCGATGACTGACACCCTATCCACGTTCGGGGACTTCGTGGGAACCTACAAGTGGGTCGGCGGCGTGTTGGCTCCCAATGACTGCATCTACGGGATTCCGTACAACAGCACCGAGGTGTTGAAGATTGATCCCGCCACCGACACCACATCCCTGTTTGGGGGACTGGCCGGGACACACAAATGGATTGCCGGCATTGTGGCGCCGAATGGCTGTATCTACGGGATTCCGTTCAGCAGCACCACGGTCCTGAAGATAGACCCTGTCACCGACGCCATAACCACGTTCGGCAGTTTGTCTGGAACAAGCAAATGGCTCGGCGGCGTTCTGGCACCCAGCGGCTGCATTTACGGGATTCCGTACAACAGCACCGAGGTGCTGAAGATCGATCCTACCACCGACACGGTAACCACGTTCGGGAATTTCACCGGAACCTACAAGTGGTTTGACGGTGTTCTGGCGCCCAACGGCTGCATCTATGGGATTCCGAAGAACCACGCCGACGTATTGAAGATCGATCCGGCCGCCGATGCGGCAACCACGTTCGGCAACGTGGGGACCGAATCCAACAAATGGGCCTACGGCGTCTTGGCGCCGAATGGAATCATCTACGGGATTCCGAGAGACAGCGCTCAGGTGTTGAAGATCAACCCTGACTCCGACACCACGTCCACCTTCGGCAATCTGCCCGGCACCAACAAGTGGAACGCCGCCGTCTTGGCTTCCAATGGTTCTGTTTACGCGGTTCCTTACAATGCCGCCGAGGTATTGAAGATCGATCCGGTGACCGACACCGCGTCGACCTTCGGGAATCTCGTGGGGACCCACAAATGGCAAGGTGCTGTCCTCGCGCCGAGCGGAATGATCTACGGGATTCCGTTCGATAGCACCGAGGTGTTGAAGATCGGTCCGGCGAGTCCTCCACAGCCGGCGGACCCTCCAAAGGCCAAGGGGATCTCGCAAGAGACCTACGGCTCGCTTCAAGAAGCGGCGGACTACTTCGCCATGCGTCTGCACGAGCACGCATGGTCGCAGGCAAGGCCGATTGATCGTCCCAGGGCGTTGCGTGCAGCGACACTCGTGATCGACACGCTGAACTTCAAGGGCCGCAAACACTCGGTCCATACGCTCGGCTCGGGTGTAAGCGATGAGGCGATTCGCGCGGCCGAGGCCGAGCAAGTGTTGGAGTTTCCTCGCGGTGCCGACAGCGAGGTTCCCGAGGCGATACGGATTGCATGTTATGAGATCGCTCATTCCTTGCTCGACGGCAAGGACCCCGAACTGGAATTGGAAAACCTGGGGATCGTTTCCCAGGGTTATGCGTCGGTGCGGACAACCTACTCCCGCGCCCATGTCCCTATCGAACACATCGTCAACGGTATCCCCAACGCTTTGGCGTGGCGATACCTGCGGCCTTTCCTTCGGGACGACGACGCCATTCGACTGAGTAGGGTTTCCTGAGAAAGGGAAGAACCATGTTGTGCGACCTGTACCTCTCCGACCCGCTGGCAACCTGCTACGACAACGAAGGCGAAGGCGGTAGCGATGGCGGGCAAAGTGACAACGCTGGCCAGGATGGCGGCGACAGCGGTCAAGGTGGCCAGGACGGTCAAGGCGACCAGGGCGGCGATCGGACGTTCACCCAGGAAGAGGTCAACAAATTCCTGGCGGCCGACCGCCGCAAGCGCCAGGAGAAGTACGAATCGCTGGAGCAGTCGTACCAGCAACTCCTGGAGAACGAGAGCCTGAGCAAGGATGAACGCAACAAGCTGGAAGAGTCGCTCGAAAACCTCCGGGCCCAGTATCGCACGAAGGAACAGCAAGCGGCGCACGAACGCAAGAAGCTCGAAGAGGAGTATAGCGAGCGACTGGCGGTGGCCGAGAAGCAGTACGAGGTTTGGGAACGCCGCTACATGGAGTCGACGATCTCTCGGGCGCTCCAGGACGCCGCCGTCTCGCACGAGGCATACAACCCGTCCCAGGTCATCGCGCTCTTGCGGCCCATGACCAAGATGGTCGAGAAAACCGACGAGAAGGGGCGGGGGCTTGGCGATTTCGAGCCGATGATCGACTTCGCCGACGTGGACCTCGAAACGGGCGAGTCGGTGATGACCCAGCGCACGCCCGAGAACGCGGTCAAACGAATGCAGGAGTTGCCCGACCTGTACGGCAACCTCTTCAAGTCCGGTGTCGTCAGCGGCATCGGCGGCAACTCGGCTACCGGTGGCCTTGCACCGGGCGCGAACGGCCAGATCGACGTGCGGAAGCTGTCTCCCACGCAGTACCGCGAGATCCGCGAGAAGAACCCTGAGCTTCTCGGACTGAAACCTCGGCGCGGCCGTTGATCTTTTCCTTTCAGGGGTTCGTTTGTCCCACCTTTCGCGGCGTTCGCCGCAATCCCCTTCCGGAGAACCAATCACGATGAATCCTCTCTACCTCTCCCCGGCAGAACCCACCTGCTACGCCAACGACAACGACGCCTACATTCCCGAGCGGTGGGCGCAAGAGGGCCTGGCAATCCTCGAAGAGAACATGGTGGCCGCCGCGATGGTCCACCGTGATTTCGAGGACGAAGTCCGCGAGTTCGGCGACGTGGTCAACACCCGGCAGCCGGCCAGCTTCAAGATCCGCCGCAAGACGGATGACGATGACGTCGAGACGCAGGACGCCCGTTCGACGAACGTGCAGGTCCCGCTCGACCAGCATATCTACAACTCGTTCGTCATCAAGGATGGCGAGGCGAGCAAGTCGTTCCAGGAGTTGGTGGCGATCTACCTGTTGCCGGCCATGCAGGTCATCGCCCGCGGCGTCGATCGCGCGGTGCTCGGCCAAGTCCACAAGTTCCTGGCTGGTCCTGCCGGCCGCGTCGGGCGTTTGCTCAACCTCGACGAGACGAACTCGAAGGACTACCTGCTGGAAGCCCGCAAGGTGCTCAACGACAACAAGGCCCCAGTGACGGCGCGGAACCTGGTACTCGGCTCGGCCAGCGAGACGGCGCTGTTGAAGAACGAGCTGTTCATCGCGGCCGACCAGCGGGGCGACGGCGGAACGGCACTGGAAGACGCCCGACTGGGCCGCATTCTGGGCTTCGATACCTGGATGGACCAGAACGTCAACGACATCGCCGAGGGCACGTCCGACGTGGCGACCGGCACGGTGACCAACGCCGCGGCCATCGGCGCGACCGGCTCGCAGGCGGTGGCCATCACCGGCTACGAGGCGCAGGCCGGCGAGTATGCTGTGGTCGATGGCAACGATCAGCCCACCTACGTCACTGCGGCAACCGTTGCCGCGGGCGACACGACGGCCGTAACGCTCCACGAGACGAACAAGTTCGCCACCGAGGCCGGTGCGGCCATCACCGTGTACAAGGCCCAGAGCGTCAAGGGCGCCTACCCGGCCGACTACACCAAGGGCATCACGATTGACGGCTTCACCCAGCCGCTTCAGATCGGTCAGATCGTCTCGTTCGGCACCGGTGGCAGCCGTCACACCTACACGGTGATCGAGTCCGAAGCGTCCGGCGCCGATCGGGTCATCTGGCTCGACCGCCCGCTGGAGGCCGCCCTGGCCGACAACGACCCGGCCTTTCCCGGTCCGGCCGGCGCGATGAACCTGGCGCTGCACCGTGACGCGCTGGCCCTGGTGACCCGGCCCCTGGCACTGCCCAACCAGTCGATGGGCGTGATGGCCGCCGTGGCGTCCTACAACGACATCGCCATGCGTATCACGATGCAATACAACAGCATCAAGCAAGGCACGGTCGTCAACATGGACATCCTGGCCGGCGTCGCGGTCCTCGACTCAGACCTGGCCGTGGTGCTCCAGGGCTAATCGCCCCAGTCCTCCCGGCGTTGCCCGGTGTGGAGTCTTTCCCGCCGGGCAACGCCTTCCTCCTCCCTCGTCTCTCCTGTCTTCAAGGAATGCACCGTGGACGACTTCATGGACCTGATGTGGCTGGTGAAACAGTTCGGCCCGTTCTTCATCGCCGTGATTTTCTTCCTCTGGCGGGATTACCGCCGGGAAGATCGGTTGGCTGCGCGGATCGAAACCCTTGAAGACGAACAACGGAAAGTCCTTCTGCCGTTGGTCGAGAAGTGCTCGACCGTGATCGCACAAAACACGGTTGTCATGGGGCGGCTGGAACGAGCCCTGGACAGGTAAGCATCGATGTACCCGGCCGACCGCACGCTCAACCGGATGATCCAGCGAACCTTGTACTCGCTCAAACGGCAGTACGGAGGCACGGTGAGCGTCTATCGTCTCAACGACGCGCAGACCGACGTGCGGACCGGGCGCAAGACAATCGACAAGGATGTCTTCGTGGTCCGGCGGGCCGTCATCCTGCCGGTCAAGGTCAGCCGCGAGGTGATCCAAAGCATCTCGCAGATTTCGGCCAACAAGGCGTTCGTCTACGGCGGCAGTTTTGATAGCGGCTTACGCAAATTCATCATCGACGCCCGCGACATGCCGGAGGGTTTTGAGTTCACCAATGACGACTGGCTGGTCTACAACGGCCGTCGCTACGAGATCAAGGCCATCTGGGAATTCGAGTTTGGTGCTGCCTGGGTCGTCGTCGGCAAGGAATTGATGGGCCGCACTGCCGAGCAGGTCCACCTAGTTGCGGCCGATAGCCTGTTGAGCCTTGCGACGGGAGCCGGTCGGCAATGAACATCCCAAACCCTCATTGGCCGCGATGGATATTCGCCTCGACCGCCGACTACTTCAAGCAGGCAGCGGACGAGATCGAACTGCCCATCCTGATCGAAGGCATCGACGAACGCGAAGCGGAGAAGATGCGGGCGAATGACCACGTCGAGTTCCGCGTCAACGGCCCGGCCGTAACGGAACTCAGCCGAGGCTACTTCCGCCTCGACGTGGACGTGAACCTGCTATTGACCAGCATGATGGGCGGCCAGACCAAGAACGCTTACGACATCGTGCAGCAAGCCGGCGTGTTTCTTCAAGCGGCCGGCGGCCCGATCCCCGTGCTCAAGTGGGGTGAAGGGCCGGATGACGACCAGTCGCCCGTCGGTTGCCTCACGCTCCGCTCCGGCAAGCGGGACGCGATCCGCGTGATTCATTTTGGACAGATCGGCCGGGACGATCGGTTGCGTCAAAGCGCCGTCGATGCCCGGTATCACCTTTTCCTCTCAACCAACGGAGAATAACTCATGGCACGCATCGAACTTCGCCATGCCACCATCCGCGTCAAGGACGGCTTCAGCGGCACGGCCGCCGTCAAC